TAGGTGCTATTGTATTAACTGTAGCTACGTTTGAAACTGCAAAGAGAAAGCCTACATTCTTTTTGAAGAAAGGTTATCACACACCAAGCAGAAGTAGATATATGTATCACAATGGCAAGAGAATTAAGTATGATGATAATGACAAAGGAGGAGAACATGAATAGATTTCTTATAGAAGATACACCACAAAAGATTGCATCATCTCTATGTGACCAACACGTAGTCAAGATGCCACTAGAAGAGGCACAGATGTTGTGTACTGCACTATGGCATCATGCACCTAGTTATGCAGAGGAAAAAAATTTGTATAAACCTGTACATCAAAAACATCCTTGTACACTATGGGCAATGGAATGTCGCATGAATTATATGTGGGCAACCAACTTGTATATTGCAATGCTACAGGAATATACTAAGCGATACAACAAAACTCATGGTGCAAGTAAACACTATGATGCAATCGTTCTAGGTGCAGAATATATACCTGACACTACGACATCTATAACACCACACCCACAATGTTTTAGTGGGCATGATGAATTAAAAACAGATGAGGACTTTCCCATACAAGCATATAGGTCATTTTATATTGTTGACAAAATGAAATTTGCAAGATATAAATATACAGAAAGACCTGATTGGTTTTATGAAGAAGATAAACATATAGCCTGTTTTAGTTACCCTAACTGTGACATAGCACCACTAGGTTGTGTAGTAGCACGTGGGTCAAATGCAGAATCGTATGGACATAGATAATAAAAGGAGAAGTAAAATGACAACGATTAAACTTACAGAAGTACAAGAAGAAAGATTACTAAAACAAATTAATAATTTGAAAGATATAGTTAATAATATTAATGAGGGTATGCCTTTAGACTACCACACAGTAGTTGAATTACCTAGCTTAGAATTTATACTAGCAGACATATTTAACTTAGAACTACCTAAGTGTGAGCATAGTTATGCAGACAGATGGAGAGATTATAAATTTGTAAAGAGAGGAAAGAAAAATGTGGCATAGAATAATGGAAGGTGTAATATGAAAATAAATAAGTTGATTGATGAGTATTATTTATCTAGTGATTTCAATATGTTATCAGATAAATCTAAAGTAGATTATAAGTATTTCTTAGGTGTCATGTCTACTACTATCATAGACACCAAAAAACTTGGCTCTGTCAATCTAACTAAATTAACAGGTGGTATGTGTAGACGTGCCTATGAAATATGGCTAAAAAGAGGTATTCCTATGGCAAACTATACTTGCTCTGTTTCACGAAGACTTTTTGGATTCGCAATGGAAATGGAGTACGCAGAGACTAACCCTTTCTCTACTTTCAAACGTAAACCAACACAACCTCGCAAAGTAGTATGGTCAAAAGAACAGGTTTGTCAATTTCTTGACTATGCTTATGCTGATTTTAAGTACAGAAGTATGGGTTTGATAGTGCAAATGGCATACGAATGGTGTCAACGAGTAGGAGACATGCGAAATTTGAAGTTTACTTCCATAGATTTTGATAATCGTGTGTTAAATTTGCAACAATCTAAGCGAAGAGCAGTTGTACACCTACCAATTAGTGATGAATTACTTGAAATGTTAAGTCAACAAAAGAATGACTATGGATTCCAAGAATATGTTGCACCCTGTCCAAAGGCGATTAGAGGCTCATACAAGCCTTATACTCTTTATAGGTTGTCCAAGATAGCAAGAAGGGTTATGAGGCTCTGTGGCTTACCTAACGAGCTTAGAATAGCTGATTTACGTAGGACAGGAACTACAGAGATGGTTGAGGCAGGAGTTTCTATGGGTCAGATTATGTCTGTTACAGGTCATGCTAATCCTAATAGTGTAAAGCCTTACATGAAAAATACGTATGCTAGTGCAGAAAATGCATTGACAACTAGAAAAAATTATGGTATAAGCATTATAAATGCCGACAGGGAAAATGATATATTATGAATATATATAATTATATAAATGATTTACAGTTAGGTATAGGAGAGACTAAAAGATTATCTTGTCCTAGTTGTAATGGATACAAAACTTTTACAGTAACGAATAATATGGGTAGAATCTTGTGGAATTGTTACAAGTCTAGCTGTAAGTTATCAGGTTCAACACGTATCCACCTGTCTGTAGAAGATATAAGGGATGCCATAGACCCAAGTGTACTTGATGATGATGTAAATGATTTTACATTGCCTGAGTACGTATTACCACATGGGGATAGACCTAGTGTCACTTCTTGGTGTGCGTCTTGGAGTATAGATATGTCCAAGATAGAACTGTTTTATGATGTGAAAGATGACAGAGTTGTCTTTCCTATTCTCCACGATGATAAAATGGTTGATGCCACAGGAAGGGCACTAGGGTCTCGTTTACCCAAATGGAAAAGGTATGGAAGAAATAACTTGCCTTTTACTCATGGATGTGGTAGGGTGGCAGTAGTTGTTGAGGACTGTGTGAGTGCAGTAGCAGTAGGTAATGAGGTATATGTTGGGGTAGCAGTGTTGGGTACATCATTAGCTGAGGCACATAAGAAATATCTCTCACAGTTCTCGACTGCTATAATAGCTTTAGACCCTGATGCCTTGCCAAAGACATTAGCTTTTGCGAAAGAATTACGAGGTCATGTGAATGACGTTAAGGTACTACGAGTACAAGACGATTTAAAATACAGGAAAGAAGAAGATTATAAACAATTAGAATTATTAACCCCAAAGGAGTAACCAACATGGAATTATCATTAATACGAAGTTTGATGGACAAGCCATTCTATGATGCACATAGAGGTGCAAAGTGTCCTGACAGATTGTTTAGTAAAGATGTGCGTAAGATTAAACAGGCACTTGACCAAGCAATCAATAGATATGAGAGAACAGTTACCCCTGATGAGATAGAGGCTTTGTTCCTAGCAAATAATGCATCTATGACTACTGCACAAAAGCAGGCTTACTCATCACTGTTCAACACAATAAAGAAGGAAGTACCACTTGGAGAAGACATTGCCCAAGAGGTGCTATCCAAACTATTCCAACAAGTTGTTGGCGAGGATATTGCTAATCTTGGTTTTGATTATGTCAATGGTGTTAAGTCCTCGCTTGAGCCACTAAGAAATATTCTTGAGTTGTATGCAGATGACTTTACACCCAATCTTAATATTGAGTGGGATGACATTACTATTGATACTCTGCTTGAGAAGAATGACTTAGAGGCTAGATGGTCATTCAATATTCCAAGTCTCACACGTAAAGTTGATGGTATCAATGCAGGTCATCTCGTTGAGATAGGTGCTAGACCTAATACAGGTAAGACATCTTTCCATGCGAGTTTGATTGCTAGTCCTAATGGCTTTGCTCATCAAGGTGCAAAGTGTATCATACTCTGTAACGAAGAAAGTTATCACAGAGTTGGTGTACGTTACTTGACTGCATCTACAGGTATGAAGATTAGTGATATTACAAAGAATAAAGAGACAGCACTACAAAAGTACAAGCCTGTCTTTGAGAACATCAGGATTAGAGATGCATCAAACAGAGACATGGCTTGGGTCGAGAGTGTATGCAAAGCAGAAAAGCCTGACATACTCGTGCTTGACATGGGAGATAAGTTTGCTACTACTGCAGGATTTGCAAGGCATGATGAGGCACTCAAAGCTAATGCCATACACGCAAGGCAGATAGCTAAGACATACAACTGTGCTGTATTGTATATGTCGCAGTTGTCAGCAGAGGCAGAGGGCAAGGTTATTCTTAACCAAGCTATGATGGAAGGCAGTCGTACAGGTAAAGCTGCCGAGGCTGATTTGATGATATTGATAGCTAAGAATCCACAAGTAGAGGGTCAAGACGAAGAAGATGCACAGAGACATTTAAACGTAGTCAAGAATAAGTTGACAGGTTGGCATGGTACAGTTCATTGCGAACTTGATTATATAACAGCGAGGTACGAGGCATGAAGTTAACTCTTGATGTAGAGAACACAGTTACACACAGAGATGGTAAGTTACATCTCGACCCATTCGAGGCTAGTAATAAGTTAGTGATGGTTGGATGTCTGACAGATAAAGGCGAAGAGTATTTGTTTAGAGATAACTTTGATGGAGTACAAAAATTACTAGACGATGCTACAATTCTGATAGGACATAATATTGTACACGACCTACTGTGGCTATGGGAATGTGGCTTTACGTACAATGGTTCTGTTTTTGATACAATGCTTGGAGAGTATGTATTGCAGAGAGGTAACAAGCAACCTCTATCGCTTGAGGCATGTGC